CAATTTTGGATTGTGAAGTCGGATGAGATAGAACCTCGCTTAGAATCTTTTCGGGAAAACTATAAGGGTTACAAAGAAAGGCTTAACAACTTTCAGGTTTATGCTTAATGCTTTTCCCCCGTGAAACCCAAGACAAACTTATAACCCTAGCAGAAGATAAAAGAATTTTGTTAGAAGGGAATATATTAAAAGTCTTAGAATACGACGGGAATGAGGAGTTTGCGGCTTATGTGGAAAAATGCAAAAGTACAGATAAGGAAAAAAGGAAAAAAAGGTTAGACGTTACCAAGCAAGTTCAAAGTCAAAACAAAGAGTTAGACCACAAGGCTAGAGAATTAGAAAAGCAATCTAAAGAACTCCTTTTGAAAAATGCAGAAAACGAAACTTTAATGACAGAACTAAAACAGGCATTACAAAAAGCCGAGTCTGCTAAGTTGGAAGCAGAAAGAGCAGCCGAGTTGGCAGAAAACGCCAAGAAAACTGCGCTTAATGATTTAGACTTTATTCAGCAAAAGACTCAGTTTGAGTTGATTGGAAGTATTGTTAAAATGGCTCTTTGGGTTATTATGGGTGTTGGTGTTATTGTAACAGGTATGTATGTTCTAGCCATTATTCATGTAAGCGATGAAACAACATTGATAGGAAGCACTTGGTCAAACTTGTTTGGTATTTTGCTTACAAACTCTTTTTCAATTATCGGAACCATTATGGGTGTAAAGTATGCTTCCGATAATACCAAGCAAAAAGGAGATTGACGGGGAAACCGTAGTTTTCTAAAATAAAGTGCGGTTCGCTTTTAACCCTTTAAAGGGTTTCTAGACTTTTCTGGTAAAGTAATGTCTTATTGATCCCCAAAGGGGTATCATATAAGTAATCATTACCAAGGATAAGTTTATGCATTATGCAATTTTTGTAGTAGGTCCCCCAGGAGTGGGGAAAACATCAGCCCTTAGAGAATTACTAGGGGAAGACTATAACATTATACACCCCCAAGATAACAAAGCAGTAAAGTTCACCGTGAATAGTAACCTTTGTTTTACAGGGCACTATGGTACAGGAACTTTTGATGGCTCAGACACAGTTCCTATGCATGGTGCCTCTATTTGTATTGATTGGTGGAAAGAAAATATCTTACCCGATTCAAAGTACAAGGCGACTATTTTTGATGGGGATAGGTTTTCTACAAGCCCTAGTAAGGTTTCCCTAGAGTCTTTAGAGGGTGTTAAAGTTCTTTGCGTATATATGGGGGCTTCAAAAGAAACACTTAACGCTAGACGTGCAGAGCGAGGTTCTAACCAAGACCCGACATGGTTGAAAGGTCGAGAGTCTAAGTGCCGAAACTTTGCAAATAAGTTTAAGCCTGCAGAAACTGCTTTGTTTGATATGTTTGGAGGTTCGGAAGAGGAAGAGGAAGATCGCTGTATAGAAATGATTATCGAAAACATAACACCTTTAGAAGTATCCGATAAAATAAGGGGTTTGTGGTTATGAAAGTTTATTTCGATATGGACGGAGTTCTTACACTTTTAGACAACCTTCTAGAAGAAAATAGAAAGCAAGACGAAACACGACAGGATGTTATAGATAGGCTTTCTCAGGAAAGGGGGCACCATTGGATTTTTGAAAATGCCCCTACAAGCCCAAGGTTGCCCGAGTTTCGAGAGTTTATGCGTAAGTTAAAACAAAAAGGGCACGAGGTAGAAATATTAACCTCTTTAGGTTTAGAAAACCCCGATCACGAAGGTATCCCTGGAAGGATAGAGGGGAAAAAATTGTGGCTAGGTAAAAACCTTGGCTCTGAACTTTTAGACGGGGTAATTACAAAGTTAAATATGGTTCATAGTTGTGAAATTAAAGGTTCTTTCGGTTCCCCTAATGCCGTTCTTATCGATGACCAACTACACCCAAACATTTCTCTTTTCGACAAAAATGGCGGGAAAGGGGTGCATTATAAAATAGAAAAACATCAAAGTGTTTTAAGGGAACTAATTAAGGAACTGCTATGAAATATTTACACCCAGACAATAAGCATTTAGAATGGAAAGACTGGAGACTACCTGAAAACAGGAAAGAACTTTTTTGGAGGTGGTTTAATTGGAGACTTTCAGGTAAAACCATAGATCATTTTAATTGGAACGTGGCTTATGCCAATACTTCTAATTCCCCAACTGGAAAACCAATGACAAAATCAGAGAAGTACTGGTTTTCCTACCTTTTTGGTACAACCTACCATTCTAACATGGCTTGGATACTTTACTCACATTATCCGGACCCTACAAAAGCAAACCTAGACGATGTTAACAAGTGGGTTGGCGAAACAATAAAAGGTCACCGTTTCAATACCGATGCTAGATATAATAAAGGTCATAACAAAGTTATGTGGAGAAGTTTCCTTGATTGGGTTGATAAAAATGGTCAGGGGGATATTGAAAAAGCATTTAATTCTTGCTTGCGGGATACCGAAGAAGAATCTTTTGAGAACATTACAAGAGAGTTAAGAACTTTACATAAATATGGGAGAATGACTACGTGGCTTTGTACTCAATGTTTATGGGAAACAGCAGATTTCCCTATAACTCCTAATACCATGTACACCGACGACCCTTCTAATAGGTCTGTTTGGAACGGTATGTGTTTTTACAGGGGTCTTGAACATATGACGGTTGGAGATAACAGTGCAAAGTATGCTGGGTATAAACCTACGGTAGAAGATAGAAAGTCTTTCAAAGAATACGAGAAGAAATTAATGGCTGAGGCGCACGAAAAGGTAGAAGATAAAACTTACTTATCCTATTTTACTTTAGAAACTCATTTGTGTCAGTTTAAGAAAATCCTAACTGGGGGAGATTATCCGGGACAAGGGGTAGGTCAAGTTGTGGAGTGGTACCACCAGTTGAAACCTCAATGGCCGAACGTAGACTTTACTGCTTTTGAAGAAAGAAATAATTCTAGTGATATGTACGATAGTATAAGGTGGATTTATAGAAGCGCACCTTTTATGGGGTTGCTAAAAGAAACTGGGCAGTGTATATTCTTAGATGAGTTGTACCCCGACATGCCAGATATGATGAAAGAGTTACAAATAAGTAAGGAAGAATTGACAAAAGGAAACTGTAGCCCTTTAGTAAAATCAAAAATAGAAGACTTCAAAGGGGTTTCAGAGGGATCCTTAAACTGGTTGGAAAAGCAACTTTTGGGGTACGCATGAAAATTGCAATTATAGGTCAAAGGTGGAACCCAAACTATATTCTAAAGTTTAGGGGTGGTGGGGAAAAAGTTGAGTCCGACCACGTTAAACTCTTGTCTGAAAAAGGACATGAAGTTCACTTCTTAACAAATGATGATAGCGAAGAAAGAAAAACCCCAGTTAAAACTCATTTTGTAGGTCCCTCAAAGTTTTCTTTGAACGGTGGGAGGATGAGTGGTAAAAGGTCTAGTATTGTTGTTCGGAAAATTATGGAAATAAATCCGGATATTGTCCTTATACACGATAATGACAACTCTACTTTAAATATAAAACTATCCAAGGTTATGCCTTGTGTGGCTTTTGTGCATTCCTGCGTTGAAATTGTCGGTGGGATTTCCGTTTTAAATTACTTACATTCATTATATGAGTTGGCAAAGAACGGAAGTTTTGTTGTTTGTGTTTCTGAGCATTCTAGAAAGTCTTGGGAATGTTTCTTGCTTAAGAATAAAGATTACCTACAAAAAAACTTTGGCGTAGAAGAAAAATACTTTAATCCGGGTGAGGTTTTCAAACACGTGTTACATAACCCTATTCTTTGGGAAAAACCAAAACCCCAGGAAACCAATAATGGGTATATTTCTATTGGAAGGTTAATTAAAATAAAGAATCACCATATAGGTTTAGAAAACACAGAAGATATAACCCTTTATTGCCCTTCTCCTTGGAAAGGAAGTAAAGAGTCGGAGCAACTATACAAAAAGTTATCTGAAAAGTATTCAGATAAAATAGTCTTAGACTCTCCGCATTCAAAATTGATGCAGAACCTTTCACAATCAAAAGCATTACTTTCTTTTTCCACTGAAAGTTTTGGTATGACTGCGTTTGAGGCCAACTCTCAAGGTATCCCCGTAATACTTTTTCATAAAGATACCCCGCATGCTATTGAAGAAGCATGCGCACCCGGATTAGAAATTGGAGGTTTGGTTAGGGTTTCTTATTCCAAAGACGCGAAAGAACTAAGAGAGTTTTTAAGGGGGTACAAGGGTTTGACTATGGAAAATAGAATACAGTTGATAGAAAAAACTTGGAACTATTAGAATCAAAAGAGGGCTTTTGAAAGAATAGAAAAGTTAATGTTAATGTGCGTTACTTCTCGAAAAGAGGTAGAAGCCGAAAACCTTAAAAACAAACCATTAGATATATTAGATATATTCAAGGAGTAGATATGAAAGATAAAATTAGAGTCGCTATTGTTGGCGTCGGAAACTGTGCAAAATCTTTGGTGGAGGGTGTAGCCCTTTATTCAAAAACAGGTCAAACTGACGGTTTGGCTTTTGCAGAGATTGGAGGGTATAAGCCAGAAAATATTGAGTTTGTACTTGCTTATGATGTAGACACCCGAAAAGTTGGCAGACCCCTTTCGAAAGCGATTTACGGAAAACCTAATTGTGCTATGGATATTCTTAGCGAAGAAAATAAGGGTTGGATGGACGAAGTTATTGAAAATAATTGCGAAGTAAAACGTGGTCGATTAGAAGACGGTGTTGCTGCGCATATGTTAGACATGCCAGAAGAAGAAAGTTTTCGCGTGACAAAAGATCCAGAACCTAGTCTAGAAGACGTTGTAGAAGACTTAGTAGGGAATAAGGTAGACGTGTTATTAAACTACCTTCCTGTAGGTTCTGAGGTTGCCACAAGGTTCTATGTGCAGGCTTGTTTAAAAGCAAAAGTTCCTTTTGTAAATTGTATTCCCGTGTTTATTGTTTCAGACCCGTTTTGGGAAAAGAAGTTAAAAGAAGTTGGAATTCCTGCCATCGGAGATGATATGCGTTCTCAATTAGGCGCATCTGTTTTATCCCAGGCTTTACAAGAGTTATTCTTTAATAGAGGAATGCAAGTACAGTTTCATTCTCAAACGAACCATGGTGGAAATACTGATTTCTTGAATATGATGGATCAAAGTCGTTTGGCCTCAAAAAAGATTTCAAAAGAGAATGTTATTCGTTCCCAAAATGATCTTAGGAACATTCCGGTTCCCAAAAATGGTATTTATGCGGGTCCTTCTTCTTATATCGCTTTTCACGGAGACAATAAAGTTGCGCATTTCAGGTTAGAGTCTACGGGTTTCGGAGGTGCTCCGGTTACTTTTGATGCTAGGTTATCTGTGCAGGATTCACCAAACTCAGCCGGAGTTGTTATTGATGCTATTCGATACTTGCAAGTGGCAAGAGAAATGGGCTTAGTTGGGTCTCTTAGAGGACCTTCTGCTTCTACGCAAAAAACCCCACCTACCCAAATGATGATTCAAGATGCTTTTGAAGAATGCAAGGCTTTGGCAGAAAGAAGACTTACAAAATCTTTAACGGAAAACAATAAAGTTTGAGGTTTTTATGTAAGAGGGTGGGCTATTACCCACCCTCTTCTGGGTATAAGTATATGGGGTGGTTCTAGAAAGTTACCCTATAATGAAAATGTTTGGAGTTTAGTATGAAAGAAAAGAAAGAAAAGAATGGTTTGGTTTGGTACGAGTGGTTTTGCCCCCATAGAAGAGCAAAACAAATTGAACTGACGGGAGAAGGGGTTCTTTCTGACTCTGAGGTTGCAAAGTTTAAAGCCGAATTCCTAGGGGATTCAAGTTACGAGATATTGGCTCAAGAGGACTTAGACATTTACGCACCTGAAAATCTAGACGTTCTAGATTTATTTTCTACAGAAAGTAAAAAACTTGAAGACAGGCTTTTAATATCTTTTAGAAAAAGGGTTTTCTCTAAAGATTTGTCGGAAAAAACTTGGAAGTCTTTAAGAGGTGCTGCGAGAAAGTCTAAGAATAGGGGGGTTGCCGGAGGAAAAGTAGACTTTTCAAAAATAACTAGAGACCCTTCAAAAGTTATAATTGTAGGGGATGGAACTCGATATA